GCGAAGCCACCGAAGCAATCGGATCAGCCCTCTTGCCCGTCATGGAAAAACTGTTACCAGTCATCACCAGCATCGCTACTTGGGTTGAAGAAAACAGCAGCCTGGTCGTCAAATTTGCGTTAGCAGTCGGTGGCCTGTCAGCAGCCGTCGTTATCGCCAACGGTGCATTGCGCGCATACGAAGTCGCAGCAATCGCCACCAAAGTCGTCAACCTCGCGTTGACCGGATCGTTCTACAGCACCCAAGCGTCAATCGCCGCAATGAGCGCCAGCTTGGCAATCGTCACCGTCACCATCGGCGCCCTCTATGAGCTGTACCGCGAAGGCCCACGCGCCATCGCCGAATTCCTACTACCGTTCAAGCAATTCGGTGTAGCCATAGCCAACACAGTCATATTCGTCGGTAACGCAATCAACACCGTCATCAACAGCGCAATTCAGGCCTACAACATTCTGATCAAAGCCATGAACGCAATACCAGGCGTCAACATCCCAGAGGTCGGCTACCTCGACAGGATCAACCCAATCGCAATGCCCACGTTGCCAGGCATCAGCACAGGCACAAGCGGCTATGCGGGCGACAAGAACCTTGGCGTGCCGATTATGGGCACAGGGGCCGCGCCCGTCGTGGCAGCCCCGCTACCAGCTCCAGCTGCGGGCGGTGGTGGTGGTGGCGGCGGGCAATCCGTCGCAATCGTCAATGCTCCAAACATGCTTGGCGCCGGGATCGCCAGCAACCCGTTCACCTCAAGCGCTCGCAACGCCATGCTTGACAACATCACCATCAACGTCAACGGCGGCATTTCTACTAGCGCCGAGATTGGACAGGCGGTTGTGGACAGCATCCGCGCTTACAACCGATCGAGCGGGCCAGCCCGCATTGAAGTGTCCGGGTATGTCTGATGCCCGGCACAGCAATCGTTCAATCGGGTAACTACGTCCTTGACATTGACGCAGGCTTTCTCGTCAATTCATTTCGTTTAGACAACGACACCGCGGGCGTACTTGACAACACGACTTATGTGCTGGATGGCACTACACAGTTCGCTGATGTTACTGACGGCACCCTGAACGTCAACATCAGGCGCGGTCGACGCGATCAGGGCGACACATTCAGCGCAGGCACCATGAGCTTCACGCTCAACGACACGCTTGCTGGTGGCGTGTTCAACCCGTTTGACACATCCAGCCCGTACTACGACGCCAACGCCAACACCCCAGGGCTAGCCCCGATGCGAACCGTCAGGTTTGGTCGGTACAACGCCAGCAACACGCTCGAATACCTGTTTATTGGCAAGGTCGTCAATTACGACTACAACTTTGCGTTAGGCGGCCTCAACACCGTCACCGTGTATTGCGCCGACAACTTTTATCTGCTGTCACAGACCTACATGAACGAGCTCAACGTCACCGCCGAAACATCCGGGCAACGGATCGCCACCATCCTTGACCTGCCCGAAGTCGATTACCCGGCTGGCGTCGGCGATCGTGACATATCGACAGGCACCGTCGATCTCGGCCACAGCGCCGAATACATCGTCCCCCAAGGCACCAACGTGCTCGCCTACCTGTCACAAATCAACGACAGCGCCGAGTTTGGCCGCATGTTCATCGCCCGTGACGGTACGTTCACATTCCAAGACCGCATCGGCCAAACCTTGTCAGCGTCGGTCGCTGACTTCCACGATGACGGCACAAACTGCAAATTCGACCGTCTTGGCGTGACATTTGAGGCCGACCAGGTGGTCAACCGCACCTACGTCGAAGGCCTGAACGGCAACAATGCCACCGACACCGACGCCACCAGCATCGCCACCTATTTCATCCAAACCGACAGCATCACCAACAGCCTGCTGCACGTCCAGGCACAGATCGACGCAGCTGCCGCCTACCTGCTCGAACCCGACCCGGAAGCCCGATACACCGACGTCAGCACCCAATTCACCATGCTGACCACCGCCCAACGCGACACCGTCGCAATAGTCGACATTGGCGACACCATAACCATTGAAAAAACATTCCCAACAGGCACAAGCACCACCAGCCTTGCCCAAGAACTCTCAGTCGAAGGCGTAGAACACCAAATCGACTATCAAACCGGGCATCGCATCACGTTCTACACCGCCCCAACCACCATCGTCTACCAGCTCATACTTGACGACGCCGTGTATGGCGTACTCGACGCAGACAATGTTCTAGGCTAAAAGGAGATCCACTATGGGAGCCAACGCACAAACCTCAGTACCCGCCTTTACCGCAGGCCAAGTACTCACAGCTGCACAACAAACGCAAATCAACACGGGCATCCCCGTATTTGCGACCACCACAACCCGCGATGCCGCGTTCGGTGGCACAGGAGAAAAGACGCTGGCCGAAGGTCAAATGTGCTATTTGGAAAGCACAAAAGCGACCCAGTTTTACAATGGCACCGCGTGGAAAAACATATTTACGCCTTGGACGTCATTCACGCCGACGTGGACTGCAGGCTTTACCGCAGGAAACGCAACCCAAACATGGAACTACCAAATCGTGGGCGATGTAGTCACCGTAATTGGGCGAACGGTACTCGGATCAACGTCAGCCGTAAGCGGCAACCCAACATTCACATTGCCTGTTACCCGTGACTCGTCAGGGATCATGTCGCTTGGTTTTGGAACATTCCAAGACACAGGCACAGCGACTTTCCAAAACTATCCCGTCAGCACCTCAAACACCAGCTGCATTTTGTTCGGTGTTCTAGTCAACGGGACATGGGCGCAAGAAGGCAGCGTCGGAGCAACAGGCCCATTCATTTGGACAACTAACGACGTCATTGGCGTCAACATCACATACGCACAGGCATGAGCCGATGGATACTCCGATTGTGGTGGCTGTCATCGGTGGCTGTTTCTCTTTACTCGCTGCGCTCATACATCGGTTCCAAAAAGAAAACCATCAAGATCACGGACGGGTACACGAAGCGCTGGGCCGAATAGAACAAAAAATTGACCACCACACGGAGAACCACCCATGAGCAAACAAACCAAAGCAATGCTTGCAAGTTACGTTCGATCCGTCATCGCCGCCGTTGCAGCTGTCGTAGCCACCGGAAACACCGACCCGCAAGACCTCGCTAAAGCAGGCGCAGCCGCTCTCCTGCCCGTCATCATGCGATGGGCTAACCCCAACGATCCGGCATACGGTCGCCAAAATGGCAACAAATAAAGCAAAAAAAACCAAACCGCAAATAAAACCTGCGAAAACCACAAACACGCGACCACCAGGCGCCACCGACTACATCGGCAACGCCGACGGCCCCGCCAAAGCACCTCGCCCAGGCATGGACGAATGGATCCGCCAAGCAATCAAATACGCAAACGGCTCCCTATGGAATAACGGGTCGTATGGGCAACGTGACATGAAAGGCAAACCAGGCACCCTGTCCGTACACGCCACCGGGCGCGCCGTCGACCTGTCCTACCGTGACATGCCCGACGACCGCGGCAAACCCAACGGTCGCCAACTCAGCAAAGTATTCATCGACGCCTGCGTCGCCAATGCAAACGAACTCGGCTTACAAATGGTCATTGACTACTGGCCCCAACCGTTCGGCCGGGCATGGCGCTGCGACCGCATGGCCTGGCAGGTCTACCAAAAGCCCACCGTCTCGGGCGCACCCGGCGGCGACTGGTGGCACGTCGAGATCACACCCAAAATGGCTGACGACCCCAACCTGGTAAAGGCCGCATTTCTTAAGGTCTTTGAGGGCATCCCCGCCTAACGCCTGAACCCGCCCTAGGGTGGGATCACCGACGAAAGGAAACCAAGACATGACATTGAACCCATTAGCCGCACTCTGTGCCTGCGTCACAGCCATTTTTGGTTTTACGACGCTCCTAGAGGCTCCTAGACCCCTCTCAGGGCAACCTAGCGCCACAACCACACCGCTGTCGTGGGACATTTACCCGCCGACAACGGTCGAACAGACCACCGTCACCGAAACCAGCCTGCCGACCACCATCGCCACATGCGATGACGCAGTCAACCTGGCCCGGCAGGTTGGCTGGCCCGAAGATCAGCTTGACACGCTCGCCGTCGTCATGCTCCGCGAAAGCCGATGCACACCCACCGCCCACAACATCGACGACCCACACGGCGGCTCATACGGCCTCACCCAAATCAACGGCTTTTGGTGCCTGCCTAACGCGTCATGGCCGATGGGCTGGCTACAAGTACAAGACGTCGGCGTAACCGACTGCTCAGAGCTGTACATTCCCGAAGCCAACCTGAGGGCCGCGCTCGCCATCTACAACAATTCGGGGTGGGGGCCCTGGGTTGTCACAGCCCCATGACACACCTGTGATAGAACATCCGTACATCGATCCCGACGACACACTTAGCAAGGAGACCCGACAAATGATGGCCGACAACTTTGAGCCGACCTCAGCATCAGCCAAACACCTGAAAGCACTCAACGAGATCGTCGACACGATTTTCAACCCGCACAGCGATGTCATCCGACGCCTACGCACGATCCGCAACGCAATGAGCTTGTGTGACCCGGAACCGCTGTACGACATTGAGACCATTGACAAGGCGATCGCAGCGTTGGAGAAGGCACGATGAACTGCACCATCTGCAAAGGCGTCATCGCATGGCCCGACATTCAAGGCCGCACACATTTCGTGTGTGACGGTCGAGTACCAACAGCCAAACCAACCACACCATTCGGACAAGCAATGCAAATCAGCCAGGCAGTCGCCGACGCCAAATGGACACCATTCCAGCAACGCCAAGTCGACCAAGCGATCGAGGCATGCGCACGCGAGATTGGCGTCTTTACCGCCGACGACGTGTGGGCCAAACTAGGGCAACATTTTCCTGTAACCAAAGGGCTTGCTGGCCGGCTCAATGCAGCTGTACGTCGCCGCATCATCGTAAACACCGGCAACGTACGCCACGCCAACCGTGGCGGCCAGCACGATCACGCACAAAGGCTGACGGTATGGGCTTCGATCTAAGCGCATACGAAACAGTTGAGGATCGTTTGGCACGCTTTTGGCGTGAGCATCCGCAGGCCCGCATCGAGACCGCGATGATGTCTTACGACGGCGACAGCTGCATATTCCGAGCCGAAATCTATTTTGACGCCACCCAGTCGGTGCCCACCGCGACTGGTTACGCCGAGGAAGTCAAAGGCTCAAGCCCGGTCAACCGCACATCGTTTGTGGAGAACTGCGAAACGTCGGCGATCGGCCGGGCGTTAGCGAACTGTGGTTATGCGACCCACGGTAAAAGACCATCTCGCGAGGAGATGGCAAAAGTGTCGAGGGCGGGGGCGCCCCACCTTGCTGCGCCCTCGTCCTCGGCTCACAACGAGATCACCACCATCGGCGGGCAAGGCCTGCGCACCGAGAAACAGGCCGGGTACGCCTGGTCGCTTGCCAAAAAGGCGGGTATGGACGAGCAGGCCTATGAGGCCAAGGTGATTGAACTGACTGGCACACTCCCATCGGTTATGACATTGGCCCAAGCAAACAAAGTGATTGACACCCTGAAAGGCATGGCATCGTGAGCACGTCAGCACCATTGCTCGACCAACTGGAGCACATTCTGCGTTTGCTGACCGTTGTGCGCGATGCTCCGATTGATCCTGCATACAAACCTGAGATTGAGAAATACCTGCGTTGGGGCGCCCGTAAAGCTGCGAAAGCGTACTGGCAGTCCATTGACACAGTCGGCGACTAGATCGCCCATAGACCTACGCCAGTCGCATGGCTGTTGGATGACACCCGGTAACGGGGGTAGATCGACGCGCCCGTGAACTGCAACACGAAAGGGAACGGCAAGGCGTCGAAGCGATGAGATCAGTTAGTGCAAGAGGGACCCGGGTAGAGGCAAGCCGGGGGGTGGGCATTACACATCTAGGCTCTGTGTTACAGTAAAAAATTAGACTGGTAAAAAAATAACGAGGAGACACGGACCCGTCATGACAACGGCAGCAGCACATCGAGGGCAAGGCAGCTCTGCTGCCGCGCCAGCCCAAGCCGCAACGCGGCGCGGGAGGCCCTCAAAACGCCCCAAAGTCACATACACATGCGAAATCTGTTCCACCGTCAAAATGGCTTATGCACATCCAAACCGCACCTATCGGGCATGCTCACGCCAATGCGCGGCGCGTTTACCCCGCACTAAAACGCGCAAACACGGCAAATCGATCGACCGTTCCGCAGACGCACGATGGCGTAAAATACGGGCCAACCGCAATCATCAAATCAGCCACGACAACATGTTTCGGCGAGGTCAATGTGCATTGCACCCTATCTACAACAACGGAAATGAACTACACGTCACCGTTCACAACCTGCCAATGTTTGCATGGGATCACATTGATCGAACGCTCAAATACGCTAGCGTTGCCAAACTCAAACACCGCAACGCTGAACAATTACAAACCGAAATTGACAAATGCCAACTGGTTTGCCACAACTGTCACGCAATGAAAAGTAAAGAACACAACGACCACGTGCCAGTCGACAAACAAATTACAAACAAACTTACGTTGTTCTAATGCCACGCGGACACACCACCGGCGACCCCGCCTACGCAGCTGCACGCAAAGCATTACTAGCAGATAACCCAATCTGCCATTGGTGCCGACGCAGACCCGCAACCGAAGCCGACCACCTCATCGAGGTCGACCGAGAAGGCACACACCAAGACGGCATGGTGCCCAGCTGCAAACCTTGCAACGCATCACGAGGAGCCACGTACCGAAACAAAAAACTTGCGGTTGCCAAACAAGCACGCGACAAAGCACTAAATGACTTTTTACACGGAAACGCAATCCC